CACTGGCCGCGAGCTGATGGCCAGCCTGGCGGGGATCATGCACCGCGCGGTCGAGGACAACTTTGCGGACGGTGGTCGCCCCAAGTGGCAAGCCCTCCACCCCGGCACAATCGCATCGCGTGAGAAATCACGGCCATCAACCTGGCCAGGCCAGATCCTGGTGCGTACCGGCCAGCTCGCGGCCAGTGTGCAAGCCCAGTCGGACAACGACCAGGCTGTGGTGGGCACCAACAAGGTTTACGCCGCCATTCAACAGTTCGGTGGCCAGACACGGCCGCATGTGATCAAGGCCCGCAATAAGCGGGCGCTGGCATTTGGTGGGGTGGTTGTTCGGCAAGTCAAACACCCTGGCAGCAAGATCCCGGCTCGGCCGTTTCTGTCGCTCACTGAGCAAGATGGACACGATTTGGTCGAAGAAGCTCAATCGTTCCTGCAGGACGCCATCACCAAAGGAGGCCCACACAGCTGATTGATTTGATCGTAAAGATCAGGGCGAATCAAAGGTGGCGGCAACCACCGATGAAACGCCAGGCCCACAGCTCGTGTCTGTGAGACCAGCCAAGGCCCTGACTACCACCCGGGTGGCCAGGGAACTGTAACCCTGTCTGGACTCAATATGACACGACCGATCATCCCCTGGATTGGGGGCAAGCGCCGTTTGGCGAAACGCATCCTCTCCCAATTCCCAGAACACAGCTGCTACGTGGAGCCTTTTGCCGGTGGTGCTGCGCTGTATTTTCTGCGCGACACCCCGGCCAAAGTCGAAGTGCTCAACGACATCAATTCCGACCTGGTCAACCTCTACCGCGTGGTGAAAAACCACCTTGAGGAATTTGTGCGCCAGTTCAAATGGGCGTTGAGCAGCCGGGAGGTTTTCAAATGGACGCAAATAACGCGCCCTGAAACCCTGACCGATATTCAGCGCGCCGCCCGGTTTTATTACCTGCAGCACCAGGCCTTTGGTGGCAAGGTCAGCGGCCAAACCTGGGGCACAGCAACGACGGCCCCGCCCGTCAATCTGCTGCGCATCGAGGAGGCCTTGAGCGCCGCGCACCTGCGCATGAGCCAGACCTATGTTGAGCACCTGGCTTGGGACGAATGCATGCGCAAATACGACCGGCCCCACACGCTGTTCTTTTGTGACCCGCCCTATTGGGAGACCGCAGGTTATGGCGTGCCTTTTGAGTGGGACCAGTACGAGCTGCTGGCCACCATGATGGGCTCGCTCAAGGGCAAGGTGATCCTGACGCTCAACGACCACCCCGACGTGCGCAAGTGCTTTGGCACGTTCGCCATGGAGAGCGTGGCCATTGACTACACCGTCAGTGGCGGGCACAAGGCGGTCGCGGCCAAGGAGCTGATCATCTACTCCTGGAAGCGTTGATCAAGGACGATCAGATGCGGGCCTGCTGACACCTGTCAGCCTGCACCCGCCAGGCATGGTTTCCGACACTGGAAGCCATGCCGAACGCCCCCTCCCCCTCATTGATTCAGGTTCTCAAGCCTGGTGTGCACACCGATGCCAACGGCATCCGTGTCGAGTTCACCGAGGCTGACCTGCGCGCCATTGCTGATGGCTACGACCCTGCAGCGCACGAGGCGCCGTTTGTGGTTGGTCACCCGTCGATGGACGCACCGGCCTATGGCTGGTCTGCCAAGTTCGTCTTCAAAGATGGCGTGCTTTTCGCGGAGCCTGCGCAAGTCGAAGAGCAGTTTGCCGAGCTGTGCCGCGAGGGCCGCTTCAAGAAGGTGAGCCTGAGCCTTTACGGCCCCAACGCTGCGGGCAACCCCCGTCCGGGTGCCTGGTACCCGCGCCATGTGGGCTTTCTGGGTGCGATGCCTCCGGCCATCAAGGGCCTCAAGTCCGTGCAGTTCGCCGATGGCGAAGCCGGCATCCATGAATTCAGCGACAGCTACGCCACCTCGACGGTGGTGCGCCTGCTGCGCGGCATGCGCGACTGGATGCTGACCCAGTTCGGCCAAGAGACGGCCGACCGCGTGCTGCCCGCCTACGAGCTGGACTACGCCAACAACACGCTCGTGGCCGACCAGGCCGTGGAGCAAGCCAATGCCTCGGGCGAGGGGCTGTCCCCGGCCTTCGCCGAGGGTCAATCAACCGGGGCTGGGGACGATGCCATGAGTACTCAAGCGACCGAACTGCAAGCGCAGCTCGATGCCGCCAACAAGCGCGCTGCCGATGCGGAGACTGCGCTGCAGGCCCGCCAGGCGGCTGACAGCGCGGCTGCACTCGCTGCCCGCGAAGCTGCCGCCGTGTCGTTCGCCGAACGCCTGGTCAGCGAGACCCGCGTGCCAGCCGAACGCCGCGACCAGCTCGTGAGCTTGCTCATGCAGTTGGGCAACGCCCTGCCCGATGGCAGCGTGCTGTCGTTTGGCGAGGGCGATGCGGCCGAGACCGGCGTGCAGGTGCTGCAGGCGCTGTTGACGCAACTGCCCACCAAGGTTGAGTTTGGCGAGCTGGCCATGCGCCAGGGCCGTGACGTGTCCGACCTGGATGACGTTGACGGCCAGGTCCAGTTCGGCGAAGGCGCCAACCTGGACGCGACCCGCCTGGCCCTGCACCACCAGGTGCTGGCCCGCCAGCGCGAGGCGCGGGCCAAGGGCGAGGCGCTGAGCTATGCCGACGCCCTGAGCGCCCTCAACCGCTGAGTTTCAAGCGCGTTTCAACCCACCTGAAAAGGATCTTTCCTCATGTCCCGTTTGCAAAATCTCCGCGTCGTTGACCCGGTCCTCTCCAGCCTGGCCATTGGCTATTCCAACGCCGGCTACATCGCCGACAAAATCTTCCCCATGGCCCGCGTGGCCAAGGAAGCGGGCAAGATCCCCAAGCACACGAAGCAGGCCTTCAAGATCATGGCCACCGAGCGTGCCCTGCGTGCCAAGTCCAATCGCCTGGTGCCCGATGACCGCTCGTTCATCGACTTCAGCCTGGAAGAACACGACCTGTCGGTGCCGATGGACTACCGCGAAGGCGACGAGTCTGACGACCTGGACGTGGAGCAAGCCAACACATTCTTGGCGATGGAAGGCCTGGGCCTGCGCCGCGAAAAGCTGGCGGCAGACATTGCCTTTGACCCGGCCAACTACAGCGCCAACCACAAGGAAACGCTCACGAGCACCTCCAAGTGGTCGGTGGACACGGTCAACCCGCTCAAGGACATCAGCGAAGCCGGCGAGTTCGTGCGCCGCGACATTGCCCGCCGCCCCAACAAGGTGGCCTGCGGTGCCATGGCCTTTGACACGCTCAAGAACAACCCCTTTGTGCTGGAGCGCATGTCGTCCACGCAGCTGGGCATCATGACGCCGCAGCTGCTGGCCCAGATCATCGGCGTGGATGAGATCGTGGTGGGCGACGGCATCTGGGTCTCGGACGACGGCAACACCGTCACCGATATCTGGGACGACTCCTTCCTGCTGTACTACGGCCGCCCCGCTGGCCCCAACGGCAAGCGCTCGGTGTACGAGCCCAACTTTGGCTACACGGTCTTCAAGAAGACCGTCGAGGTGGACAAGTACGACGAAGAGGGCGGCAAGATCCGCAACGTGCGCGCCACGACGATCTTCAAGACCGTGCTGGTGGGCGCCGATGCGGGCTTCTTGTTCAAGGCGGTGCGTTGATCATGGCCGCGCTGCGCGAAACCACCCAAGTCGTGGTCAACCCCGGTCGGGCTGTGCGGCACGACCGCAAGCGCCACACCGAGGGCGCCGTGCTCAGCCTGGGCGCGGTGGATGTGGACTTTCTGCTGGCCAACGGTGATGTGTCACTGTACGTCGAGCCTGTGGCCGCATCTGCTGACGCTGCCGCCCCCAAGCTGGATGACAACGTCGCGGCGGCCATTGCTGCAGGCCAGGCTGGCCAGGACAGCACGGACACCGCTGCGCTGAGCCCCGAGCAAGTCGGCCAGGCGCTGGACAACGTGGCCGCGGCTGTGGCATCAGGCCAGCTGGTGGCTGATGGCGCTGGTAGTGGCCAGGCTGACGCCGCCAAGGCTGATGCCGACCAGGCCAACGCCAACGCCGAAGCCGCGGCCACCAAGGCCAAGCCTGCAGCCAAGACCGCCAAGGCGGGCAAGGCCTGACCCTTTGCACCCAACTGAGGACAACTCACCATGAAGACCGAATCTCTCACTCTCGTCACGTCGGTGCGCGCCACCGCCGCGCTGATCAAGAACCGCTTTGTGACCTATGCGGGCGCCCAGGCTGGCGCTGGTGTGGCCGTGGCAGGCGTGGCCGACGACAATGTGGCCTCGGGCGAAATGTTTGGCAACAAGGCCCGCGGCTGGATCCTGGTCGAAGCGGGCGCCGCTGTGGCGCAAGGTGCGGGCGTCGAGTCCGATGCCTCCGGGCGTGCCATCACGCTGGCCGCGGGCGTGCAGGCTGGCCGCGCGGTGGACGCCGCAACGGCTGCTGGCCAGATCATCCGCATCGACCGCTGATCCGGGCCCGGCCATGTACCTGACTGCTGCCGAGTTCATCGAGCGTTACAGCGAGCGTGAAGCCATCTTGCTGTCCGCTGAGTCCAGCCAGACGACCGTGAACACGGCGCGCCTGGAGCGTGGCCTCTCCGATGCCTCGGCACAAGTCGATGCTTACCTGGCTCGCCGCTTTGCCCTGCCCCTGGTCGATGCTGCCAGCCAGGTGCCGATCGTGCCCGACATGATCAAGCGCCTGACCGGCGACATTGCACGCTACCTGCTCACCGGCACCCATGTGCGCGAGACGGACGCGATCCGCAACCGCTACAAGGATGCGATCGACCAGCTTGACCGCATCGCCACAGGCAAGGTCTCGATGGGCGTGGAGCTGGTGATGGCCAGCTCGCCATCTGCACCCGTGGGCGGTGCCAGTGCCGTGCGTGCTGGCGGTCGCCTGTTCGGTGACGACCAGATGAGGGGCTACTGATGTCCTCCGAAGTCTCCCCGATCAAGCAGATCGAAGAGGCCATGGTGGCCGCGTTGAAGGCGGCGTTGCCAGCCGTCCTGGTTGAGTCCTACGCGGGCCAGCTGGACGACGAGAACGCCGAGTGGATGCGCCGCCTGCCCTGCCTGTGGGTCACCTTTGAGCGCACGACGAACGTCAAGCGCGTGGGGCGCCTGCGCTACAAATGCACGGGGCGCTTTCAGGTGATGGCCGCTCAGCGTGCGCTGGGCCCAGAGCCTGCCGCTCGCCTCGGCGGCTTTGGTCAAGCGGGCGTGTACGAGCTGCTCGACCAGCATGCCAAGCGCGCTTTAGCCGACCAGCAGCTCGGCCTGGCCATGGACCCCTTGACCCCACGCGGCACAGCCATGGTCGTGCAGGGCTACTTCGGCAACGACGCGGTATCGGTCATGTCCTCGGCTTGGGAAACCACTTACGTCGAAGTCGT